AGGATGATGCCGTATGCCACACAGTTATCCATGTCACGGGCAGAGGTGGTGCCGCTGCTGGAAAGTGGTTTATGTTCCGTATCACCCGTCGCTTCAACATAGCTATCCATGAGCTTTTTGATGATAGGCGAATCAAGGGGCAGATAGACCGGTTTCAACCAGTCAAATTCATGATAGGTAAAGCCGTATTCAGCCGCTTTTTGCGTAATGGCTTCAACCGCCTTTTCCTTTGGATAGGTCACGGGAAGGCGCATATCGATGGACAGGATTTCTTCTTTTTCCGTAAGTTCAATCTTACCGAGGTTGAATTTGAGCTCACCGGATGCGTCATCCTTGACATCACCAAAAATAGGTTCTGCAAAAAGATGCCCCTCCAGATTATCCTTCACAAAACGGGCCGCCTTCGTCGGGTATCCCATGGCCTCAAGGGCAAGCAGATAGCGATGGATGGCATTGACACCCTTTTCAGCAAACTGGGCATGCATCCCTTTACCAAGAATGCCCACGGTCTCCCCTTCATCGCGGTATTCATAATGAAGATTCTTCAGGGCCTCTATGAGGGCCTGCGATTTAGGAGCCTTGACATAGCTGGGAACGACGTTATAGGCATCACCGGCCTTAAAGGTGAGACCACTTTCGTTCGACGCATGGAGCGTATATTCAAGGACCCCTTTTTCAGCATGGATAAGGGGGAAAATGGAATCAGGCGTAAAACCAAAATCCGGTTTTTCCTCTTTTTCCATATAGACCTTGATGCCGCGCCAGAGGTTTTCTTCATCGGTGCCAAAAATAAAGCGCAGACGGTAATTGGGGGTAAATCCTTCGTCAAGAAGAGCTTTAACGGCATAGACAGCAGTCAAGGTTGGGCCTTTATCATCCTGAACGCCGCGGCCATAGGCCTTACCGTCGCGGTAGTTCACTGTAAAGGGATCACTCTTCCAATCATCGATGAGCCCTGGCGGGACCACGTCAAGATGCCCTAAAACACCGATCAGGGTATCGCCTTCACCAATTTCCGCCCATCCATAGTAACCGTCTGGATCGGCATACGTACGATACCCCAGGTCCTTCATAAGGGCCATGGTTTCATCAAGAACCTTCTTGATGGCCGGCACATGGGGATAGTCATCGTCTTCCTTAAGATAGCTCGGGACCGCCACAAGCCGCTCCATAGCCTTTAGAAACTGGGGAAAGTTTTTTTCCATGCGCCCATAATAGTGCGCTTTTTCGTCCGGTGTCATGATTCTGGTTCCTCCTTTTTTCAGGAAAGTCCTGTTTCGTCGAAAAATTCAGCAAACAATTGATAAAATAATCTTTCACCACGATTATATCATAGGGTAAGGGCGTCCATAGAGCGACAAAAAAGGGTTTCCTGCGTAAAAGGAAACCCTTCCTAGGGGAGTACGCGGTTCATGCAGTCCAGCGTCCCTCCCCTCTGGATTATGAAATATCTCAATCGGTTACCTGCGTCTTATGAAGCTTTCGATAAAACGCTTCAAGCCCCCTCTTCTTTGCCCTGTAATAGGGCTTTTTCCACGTTGAAAGGCCCTTTCCGAGAAAAGGCGTATAGACGCCGCCAATCCGCAGCTGGCGCAGGACAATATCCTCATAGGGGACATCGGGATTTTTCAGCATATCATACATGGTCATGAAGGCCGTTGTTCGTCCCTCACCGGCAACACAGTGAAAATGAAGCCAGGCGTCCTTAGGCAAAGTCTTTACGAAACGGCGGAACCGCTCAATTTCCCCTGCATCAGGCCACAGATGGTCTGTTGCTGTAAAGCGGACATACATCACCCCTTTTTGAGCAGCAAGTTCCGCTTCCGTAAGCACCTGACCCGCCTCCACGGTCATGGTTGAAGCAGACCTTTTATCCGTTTTGAGACGCACAAGGGTCACGTCCTGTCCCTGAAGGGCGTGGATACGCTGCGCTTCATCAGCAAGTACAGCAAAGTGTCCCTTTTCCCTGTTGGCCCAATTCCGTTTCCCATACCAGCTTACGGGCATTCCATTCACAAAGCCATGGCTCTCCTGTCGCAGGTCAACAAGGACAATAGGTCCTTGGGTTCTATTTCGAAGATCTGCAAGGATTGCATCGAGTCCTTTTTCAGAGTACTGGCTGGATCCTGAGATATGAAGCTCAGACAGTCCTTTGCAGCTGGGAATACGGGAAGAAGCTTCCTTTGCGTAGCGAGGAGGGATTGCCCGATAAGCATCATCACAGGTCCTATAATTGCGCGGAAGTCCAGGTGCATTTTCTGCGTCAAGACGCCACAGCGCGCCTTCGTAGGAAAAAGGCGCCTCAAGGGGCACGCTTTTAGGGGCCTCCTTTGCTCTGACGCAAGGAAGAGGCGCTGAAAAAGCAATCAAGGAAGCGCTTAGCATCAGTAAAAAGGGAACCTTTTTCAGCATCTTTCCTCCTATAAAAAACAAACCCCCAACCCGTAACACGAGTTGGGGAATCTTCCAAATTGGTGGACTTACCCATACCACATACGAACCTCACCGTACTGGTATCACAGGACTTTTTTACAGTCCGGATCCGGCGGGAAGTCGCATAAAAATAAGGGCATAGCACAAGTAACAGCTATGCCCTTTATTATATCATCAATCTTCGGTTTTATACACCCTTGGCGGTCTCTTCTTTTGCATTCTCCGCCGTTGCTTTCGTCAGCACGGTCTTTACCACAAACACCAGCCCTTCCATGACCAGCGGCAGAACGATGCCATCACGGACGCGGCACCAGCCGGATTCCTGAGGAGCCTGTGCCTTCACCTTTTCAGAAAAGCCATCTACGGCATTTTCAATGATTGGCATAACTTGTTCCAGCAGAGTGTTGGTGACCTGGTCTTTCAGTTCATCGGTCACGACATCGACATTCAGCGCATCAACAATATTGTCTCTCACATCAGTCCATTTGCTCATGATTTAATCTCCTTTCGCTGTCAAAAAAATAGCCGATATTTTGGCATGTCATTTTTTCCATGTGGCCCGATACCAGTTAGCCTTGCCGCGCAGCACGTCGCCGCCACGGCTGCCGTCCGTCGCCCAAGGATTAAAGGACGGACTCTCAGGCGTGCCAAGATATTCCAAGTCCCACCGCTCACAGGTGGTCCTAGGCCCGTACGGCTCGTGGCAGGCAATCCCGTCCTCGTTGTCTGCCGCTTCCCCATGTGTCATGACATGGGGCTTGTCGATGGTAAGCCACAGTCCGTCCGCAAGGGCTGCCGCGACCTGGGCCAGCGTCTCAATCTGGACGGCCGTTGGGGCGTAGTCGCCTAAGTCGTCGCTGGTGGCGTTGTAGGCGCAGTCAAGGGCAACGCCGATAGCTCCGGAGTTCCGCCGCCACGTGTGGGCCAGCGTCTCCGTTAGGTCTGCCATCAACATGATCTTGCCATTGCCGTGGATACAGACGTGGTAGTCGTCAAAGTCTGCTTCGTACCGTCCTGCGGTCCAGTGCAGGTATATTTTCGGGTCACGTCCCATCTGTCTGGCCTGCTCAAAAAGTTCGTTCCGGGCTGCGTCTGCCAGCTGCTTCAGCTCGTCAACTGTTACTATTTTTGCCATTAGTTCCGTTCCCTCCTTTGATGGTCCCGCCGATATAGCCTAAGAGGCCAGTCACGATGGACATGGCTAAGTTGTCCATATGGCTGAGGACGGCCATGATGAGGCTCACCGAGAGGGCCAGGATGACCAAAATATTTTCAACGTCGATTTTTTCAAATTCAAACATTTGCTAACGCCTCTCACTCATATGGAGCACGTCCTCGTGCTTGGCCTGCATGACGCCATTTTCCGCAAGGCGCTCATACACGCCGTACATCTCCTGCCAGATGAGCTTTTCCTCGACCGTCGGGGGCGCGCTTTGAAAACGGCAGTACATATCGTTGAGGGACGCCCGCAGGATGAGCTGCATCCCCTTACGCACGGCCTTGAGGCCCGTCACATAGGCCACACAGTACCCGGCTAGCCCGCCGATGGCAAGACTAATGAGCGTGTGTGACCCCTCCATCAAAAGATCGCTCATTCTTTGCTCGCTCCTTCGTCCTTAGCTTTCTTTTCGCCGACATAAGCGATACATCTTTCGTTGCTGCAGCTGCCATCGGACTTTAGCTCGCTCCCACAGTACTGACAATATTTTTTCCGTTTCCAAAAACTCATTTTACCGTCACTCCTTCCACCGCTTCTTTGTAAGCCGCTGTCATAGCTTTATAATCTTGCTGGATACTGGACACTGCGTCGGAATTTCCGGCAAGTGTAGCTGCTTGCAGTGCGGTCAGCATCTCCGTCTTGTTAGCCTCGTACTCAGCGGCAAGAGATGCCTTTTCTGCGGCAGCCTTTTCTTCTGCGGTCGGTTCCGGCGGGACGTAGTCAACGGGACGGCCCGTCTTGCTGTCTCGGACCTTGCCGTCGAGGTAGGCGATAAAGTCGTCGGACGTGATGATGGCGACCACCGCAGCGCTTGCTGCACAAGCTTTGACCTCGTCCAATAGGGCCGCCCGCTGTTTGGGATTTTTTAGCGGGTTAAAGTCACAGATTTTGGTTGCTACACGCTTTCCCGTGGCGTCAAACGCCGCGGCGTAGTAAGATACATTAGTTGCTGTCATGTTTTTTACCCTCTTTCGTGAAAGGATGATGAAAAAATGAGAAAACCCAATGGGTATGGGAGTATCAAGCATCTATCGGGCCGCAGACGACGGCCCTTTGTTTTTGTAGTGAGTGAAGCTGGACGTCAGCGACCGGTTGAATATTTTGTGACCCAAACAGAGGCTGAGATATTTGCCGCTGATTACCCAAACGCCGCTCATATCAGGGTTTGAAGATTCAAGAGTGATTTTGATGCCGGATTGCTGAAGCTGTTGTATTTTGACGGAACGAAAGCTATCTGCGATTGTAGATGAACCAACCAGCGTGGCCATTGAAGCAAGGCAATCCATTTTAAAGCTAACTGGCAAAGCAACCTGCCATTGCTGCTTTGTGGACTCCGTTCTTATCCACTGTTTAAGCGCCTACGGCATACCAATCAGCATCTTTGGCGGTGCCGTCGCCGACGACGGTTAAGGTAAACCGAGTTAAAGAAACGGCGCTTGGCTTTGTTTGATAAAAATCTATCCCCTCATGCTGGGTTAAAATGCGAGGGATGAGCAAATTGAAAGCGACTGGGTAGTAAACATCACCTTGATATCCATGTCCCCACTGTATAATTAGGTTTCCAAAAAATGAACCAAAACAGATGTACCCGTTTTGAGCGGCAAGGTATCTGACCCCGCTAGCTGTCAGCACCATCTTGAGCAGCTGGCCGAACCAGCTGTTTGTTTCGAGCGCTTTGATTGCTGTGATGGTCGTCGTGAGGGCCAGCTTTTTGATGATGTCATCACCGAGTGTTGCGATTTTCTCAAAGAGCTTAAACCGGTTTTCGTGAGCAGCGTCTGATTCGTCGTGAGCGGCAAGGTCTGTCCGAGTCGTGAGTCCCTTCGGGTCAATGATAGCCATTACGCTATCAGCATTAGTGATGACCACTTGCACATGCAATCCGACAGACAGTGTAGTGCTGCTTCCTTTCGCCTGCAGGTAATCAGCATGACTATCGGTGGCTACGGCGTACAATATTTCCCCTTCTTCCGGATCCGTGGCATATATGCCAAGTTCCCGCATATAAAATCCTTTTTCTAGCTCCGCATTGGTGATAACACCTTCAATATCGCAAATACCAGCATCAGTGGGCGAAATGGATGAAATGCCAATATCAAGTTTGGGCGCAGCTAAATCTGTCATGCTTTCAATTTCATGCGGTTCGCCGTCTCCCACCTTCAGCTTTGTCAGCTCCAACTTACAGATGCCTGCGGTTACTTTTGCTTCCAGGGCTCTTCCCTGTTTTGTCATAATTGCTCCAGACCAATCAGCCATTTTTTCCTCCTATCCAGATTTCCTTAAAAAGAAATGCAGCCGTCGCAAATCGATTCGGCTGCAATACATCCACATTATTAATTTTTGGTAAGCCGATGGTTATCTCTTTTGACACACCGGCGGCTATCGCATAGCGTTTTCTTACCTTTAGTTCTCTTTGCCATCTTAATTCGTCAAGCCAGCTGCGAACATTTTTGGCATTTTCAATTGCACGAGTAAAAGCTTCCACACTTCCCCCGCATCGCACCTTATCGGGCATCTGTTCCACGCGGAAGTGATACGGGTTTCCCCCGTATTCATACCATTCTCTGACCTTAGCTCCTCCAGCTAGAGCCTCCACGACTACCTTAACCGCATACACTGTGCCTTTATATCGATGCACGGCTATCGCCGTCTTGACTTGCTTACGCTTAATGTCAATGTCCGCAGAATCATCATAATCCTCGACGTGAAATTGCCATGCTAAAAGGTCCAAAAGGTTTTCAGGCAGCTGATCGATACGGCTATAGACTAGGACATTTGGGATGAGAGTTGTAACAGCAGTCAACTCGTTAGAAACTGCGTCCGCTGTTTTTCTAACGTTCTCGTCTTCCGAGATAGAAGTGGGCAAGATGCTTTTCAATTCAACGTCTTTTAGCTTACTCATTCATCTGCCCCCCCTAAAAATGTCACCGTTACGTCTTCTGCCACTGCCAGTTCAGTTCGCTGCAGCTGCTTGATGACTGGAGCCGTCACCGTAACCTTTCGAGCTCCAGCTTGTACCATGAGTTCATACAGTTTAGAGGGATCGATATCACGCCCCAATTTTGATTTCTGCCACATCACGTATTGGCTAACAGCATTGGTCACCGCTTCCTGAATGGCCGTTCCCTGTGCTTTATCGTCAGTTAGGATATAATAAGACGCGTTGATATCATAAGACACAACAGTAGGCGCCTTGACAGTCACCTTATCCGTTAGGGGCCGAACCTTTTCTGCGCTGCACACCTTCAGGACTTCATCCAGTATCTCTTGTTCTGGTAAAATACCTCCAGCTAGCAACGGCACTAGAAGCACCTCGCCAGCAGCAGGGGAAGAAATATTCACGTCGATAATATTTGTATTAGCGCTTTTTGCAAAGAAGGCATACGCCCCGTAAGAACCTGCATCGGAAAAAGACTCAGGGGCTTCGTGGATGCGATTTCGATAGGCATCATCCCCTTCTGTATCCCCGCCTCCTGCGCTGACAGTCGTATTGGAAACAGATGCCACAAATGGCAGAGGATCAACTTGACGCGATAGGCTTCCCACAAGAAATCCATTGCCCACTTCTCCAACCTGTGTGCAGGTGCAGTGTACCAAGCATGACATTTCTCCAACGGAGATTTCCGTAGCCTCATCAACCGCAAAATAGATGGCCCCGGCTTGGTCTGTCACCCGGGTCCCTTTTGGGATAATATAGGCGCCATTAACAGCAGCCGTAGACAGCGTGTATTTCACGGTTACCCTTGCGGCTTTAGCTGGAATTCGTTCCACATCAAACAAAGCGCCTAGATGGTCCAAATAGTTTCCTTTGGCATAAGCTAGCAGGTTCATCTTTCCGGTCTGGTTAATCAAATATCGCTGCTCAATGATAATGGCCGCGATGGATAATAAAATTAGCCGTATCGGATCACCTTTGGCAAGTGTTCGTCCGGCTATTTTCTGATAGGCGTCTATCACGGCATGTTTAATGCGTTCTTCATCATAATCTGCAAAGCCTACGTCAGCTATTTTATTCAGTTCCAACAATTCTCACCTCCAAAATTGGAATTAGCTTTCCAGATTCATCCCCAGAAAACTTGATGGATTGAATCATGGCGCGAGGCTCATATCTTCGTATTGCAGCAAAGATTTCTCCACTCAGCATAGCCGCCGCCTGCTGCATAGGCATATCAACTGCATCCCCACCAATTCCAAAACCTCGATCAAGTGGCACTGAGTATTTCACCGTAGATAAGATTGTCTTTACGTTCTGCAGCACTTCAGTTACCAAGGTGGAGGGGTTAAAGTCGATGGTTGCCGCAGGACGTCCATCCACCCTATATGTTTGCGCCATAGGTCATCCCTCCTTTAAAAGACTGTAGCCAGGACATTCCCGATGGATCCATACAAATCAACCTTGGATTGCTCTTCTGTATAGTTATCCACGCTGTATTCCTTTAGCTGCACGTGCAGCTTGCACCATATGCGATTCCCAGTTGGCCCATAATAGTTATCATTCTCCGACATACTCATTAGTCGCCAATAGGTTTGGCTGATAGGGTGCCCGCCAATAATAAGGGGGAAGACAACTCCCGTATCCCTCATTTGGCGGAGCAATTTCACCGCGCCGTCAGGATCTACCCCGTACTGTCTGGATAGTATCAAATCGAAGGCAAGGGACTGCAGCCCAGGCCCAAGAAATTCACTGACCGGCTTGTAATGGATAAGATCATGGTCGGCCCATCTTCCTTCCCCTTCCTGTCCCATCCTGGAAGGAGTCAGTGTATAAGTAGACGATGCCAAGAAAACAACAGGACCCATATATCCGATGTACATCATTTCACCTTCTCATTGATTTATTGAGGACCACTAGTAGTG